ACTAGTTTTACAAATAATACTAGAGCAAACCCCGCAAAAGAATTAGTTAATGGTGCTTATAAAAATACGATTGTAGAAATAGATTTATTGAAACATCACGCAAGAAGATACAACTACACATATAACGAAGGAAAGAATAAATTTACAGATGTAACTGGTAATAAGAGTAGTTGGGCATCAGATATTCATACTAAAAAGTATGCTGATGATACATTTACAAACGAGAACGCAAAACAATTTATGATTATAAGAGATTACAGAGATTTTGATGATGGAAAAAGTTTTACGGGCGAAAGACATTTTAGAGATGTTGTTGCAAGAAGAATTATGTACTTAAATCATATGCACTCAACATCTGTATCTGCATCAACAGACGGAAGACTCGATATTAATGCGGGTGACGTAATTAATGTTGATGTTATGGAATTAAACCAGAGTTCAAATCAAAGTGAGAAGAACCCACAATTAAGTGGAAATTATTTAGTGACCCATGTAATTAATTCGTGTGAAAAAGATATGCTGAAAACTGAATTAACCTTATTTAAGTATGGTTGGTCTGGTGCAGGCTCAGATTCACGAAGTGGAAGAATGGGCGGGATGGCATAATGAGAGGAATGGGAATATCAAATCCGTTATTTTTTGTCGGAGTAGTTGAAGATAATAACGACCCAAGTTTTCAAGGTCGTGTAAGAGTACGTGCTTTTGGTGTACATGGAACACATTCAGAAGTTCCCGTACAAAGTTTACCTTGGGCAATGTGTGTTAGTGGTGCGTATACAGCAGACGACCCTTTACCACCTTTAAACTCTTTCGTATTTGGAATGTTTTTAGATGGTGATGAAGCACAGAACCCATTAATATTAGGAATGATTCCTACTCAATACTATGAGGCAATGAATCCTAACTTAGATGGTTATGGTGTAATTCCAGATAAAGATGGTGATATCCTCGCAAAAGGTTTTACACCTGAAGATATTGGAGAACACCAAAGGTCAAAAGTTGGAAGAGCCGAACGTATTGATAATACTTTCCATAATCAAATTAGTACTAACGCACTTCAAAATCAAAAAGTTGGTGGAACAGAAGATACATGGGACCAACCTTCTTCTGCATACTCAGCAAAATATCCTTATAATAGAGTAATCGAAACAGCAAGACATACAATTGAATTAGATGATACACCTGGTGGTGAGCGTATTTCAATACATCATACTTCAGGTTCATTTATTCAAATTGATGCTAAGGGTACAACAACCGAAAGAGCTGAGGGTGACAGATACGAAATTAATATTGGAACAAAACACGAATCTTCTGGACATAGTGTTGTAACAGTTAATGGTAATGCTCATGTCTATGTGAAAGGTAACAAGACAGAAGAAATCATGGGCAACTATAAGTTGATGGTTCATGGTAACTCTGAGTTTAACACTGGACAGAGTTCATTCGTACATGCTGGAAACAGTTTACAAATGAGAGGTGGTAATCTTAAACTTGAAGCGAATGCAGATATCTTAACAATATTTGGTAAAGAAGAAGTTCAAATTGAAGCAGAAAAACAAATTAATAGTGTATCAGCTAATATTAAAAATACTGCATTAATGAACTATGATTGTTATGCAAATAAGAATATTAAATTTACTACACTAATGGATTTCCACGCTCAAGCTTCAAATATGGTATTGACTGCGACGGGTTTAATTCCAAGTAGTCCACTTTCGGGTACAATACCTCTTGCAACAGGATTTAGTTTAACAACTCCTCAAGTATCAATATTATCAGCATTCGGAAGCTTCTCAGGTATCTGGAATGCCGCAACACTCAATGGTGGTATTGTATCAGGTACAACAGGAAACTTTGCAACCTGTAATGCTACAATCCTCGCAGCACCTCCACCTATTAGTGCCGCACCAGGAAGTCCATGTGCACCAGGACCTGGAAGATTAACAACCCCAGCAGCAATGCCGACTCTTCCTGTACTTACACCTCCATCACAGAGTTTATTAGTAGTACCTCCACTTAATGTTGGTATATCTTCTGGATATGCTTATCCATCACCAAATGGAGATATTGCAGCTTTCTTTTCAGGTGTATTAACATCACCTTTCGCAGCATTAGGTATTCCTAACCCATTGGGAATTGGTGGTTATGGTATAAGTAGAGTACAAGCACCTGAACCAGTAAGTGCAGCAACATCAATTGTTGAAGGTGGATACTTTAATACTGGAAGTGCAGGTGGTTGGTCATCTCCTCCCGCGGATACCGCGAAGAATGATGGTCAAACATATCCATTATTTGGTGCTATAACGAGCGCATTTGAAAATATATTTGGAGGAAACGAAGAAGAACCAGTAGCCGCAGGATTTGATGCTAATGGTGCTATCATCGTAACTCAACCAGAATATGATGCAAACGGACAAATCATAGAGAGTTAATATGGCTAGTAAGTGTATTGATTATTCAGACCAAACAGTAAGAAACCAATTAGCATTAAGCGCTGGTCCTACTGTAAATGCTGATGGGTCTTTCACAGTCAATCAGATTGATGTATGGTCAAAAGAACTCGCAGAAAATATTTTACAAGAAGCTGAGAATAATCCAGTTCAAATTGCTGTTAATAGATATGGTTCAGGATTCTACGATGCAGTTAATTATTTAAATGGTGAATTTCGTAATCGAGTAAGAGATGGATTAGATGGGTTTGATGATTTAGCAAGACGTTGGGAAAAAGGAGATATTACAAGTCTCGAAGCAGCGGACTTTATGAATGTTTCAAACTATACACCTGATGGAATTCAATCTCAGAGAGATTACGTAAAACTTACTCGAAATCTTGATGCGTATTATAAGGATTCATTTGCTCAAAGTATTATGGGTGGATTCTGTCAATCCATGGAAAATATATTTGCAAATATTGACCAGTTCTATGAGTTGATTGGAGTCATTGATGGATACATTAAAGATGCAGCAGCACTTCTAGAAAAGATTCGTAATTTTGATGGAATATCTGCAGTCGCAGTTCAAGCTGCTATTACAGCATTAATTAAGAAGATTAAAGATGAGATTGTAAAAGTTGTTGATGAGATTATTCAAGAGATTGAAGATGCTATATCGAACTTTGACATTTCAAATCTTATTGATGAAATTCAAGATGGTCATACAAAAAGTGTTAAAGCAATCATGACCGCAAAGGAACAAATGTGCGCAGCATTTACAGAAGAAAATAAAAAGTCAGTAAGAGATAAAGCAAAAGGATTAATTGATTATGCAGTAAGTCTTTTTGAAAGTCCAAATATTGAACAAATCCAGTTTATGGTTTATAGATTCTGTGCGCTAGCTACAAACATTGAATTATTATTTAAAGAACTCAAACAACCTCTCGATGATTATGGATTTAGATATAGACGTATTACACAAAGATTAAGTGCTATTTCGAATGTCAACACATCAACTGCTATTCGAAATGGAGCAATAAGATTTTCTCCAGAAAAACGAGAAGAAACGATAAATAGTTTAAGAGCGCTGTGGGACGGTGAAGGTGGTGAAAGAATTACACCAAGCGGTGAAGAACCTATTACTGTTAAACCAATTAAAGCCGAAGAATACCAGAACTTACCACACTGTGGAGCTGTATTTTCAGGTAAACACGAATGGTTAAGTGTTAAGGGCGATTCTTTTGATGAAAAAGAAGGTATAGGTATAAGAGCTTATACAAGAGTTGACCTTGACGTTAAAGTATATTTAGCAAGAATTCGTGAAGATATTGGTGGAGAGTATGTCATAACTGATGGCTGGGTCAGTAAAAAATGGAATGATAAACAAGAAAATGACTCAGATAACACACACTTGAGTGGTTTGGTTATAGATATAGAAAGAACAGCAGATTTAGACATAGATACATTTACTGAAGCAGCTTATAAAGCCGGGTTTAAAAATGTAGTTGCATATGAAAAGCATATACATTTAGACATAAGGGAATTACCTCGATGACAATCGATATAAAAACACCTGTTAGTAAAAAACAGAATTTATATTCAGACCTGAAAAAGGATTTGACGATTAGTCCTATCTCTAAAGACCTCGCTTTATTAAAAGACGAAGATTCAGTAAAAGAATCAATTAAAAATTTAGTACTAACAGACCCAGGCGAAAGATTGATGCAACCATTTATCGGTGGTGGTATCAGAGGTTTATTATTCGAAAACCTTACACCTGGTACATTAAAACTCATTGAAAGCAGAGTTAAAACAACGATTAACACATATGAACCAAGAGCTGAAATCATTAGTGTTACAGCATCTGCTAAAGATAATGACAACACAGTAAATGTAGTTGTAGTATTCTATGTAAGAAATTCAGAAATTCCAGTAACGTTGGATTTAATATTAACAAGGGTAAGATAAGATGGCCAAATCAGTAAAAACACCTATAACAGAATTGGATTTCGATTCAATTAAAACGCAGTTGAGGACTCACCTCAGCACACAGACTCAATTTAAAGATTATAACTTTGAAGGTTCAAACATGAGTGCACTACTCGATGTACTAGCATTCAATACCTTCCAAAATAATTTCTATACAAACATGGCACTCAATGAGATGTTCTTAGATTCGGCCGTCCTAAAGAACTCAATTGTTTCCCATGCTAAAGAATTAAATTATATTCCAAGGTCTCGTAAATCTGCCCGAGCAAGAGTTAATGTTACTATCACAGATGAATTTGAAACAGCATCTACAATTACCATTCCTACATATTCAAATTTTAGTTCAAACTATCAAGGTGAATTATTTAACTTCGTAACTAATGAAACATATGTTGCAAGACGTACAGCACCTGGTGTTTATGTCGCAGAAAATGTAGAATTGTTTGAAGGTCAAATGCTTTCAAGTTTCCAAAGAGAAGGATTCATCGTTGATGAAGATGGAGTATTACGTGTTCAATTAACAAACAATGAAGTTGATACCGATTCACTCGTTGTATTCGTTGACGCAGAAGCAACTGAAGACCAAAATGTATTTACAAGAGCGAATACAATTTATGGAGTTAAATCAGACGATAAAGTATTTTATTTAGAACCTTATCTCGATGATAGGTATGCTATTTACTTTGGTAAAAACGAATTTGGTTTACAACCCGAAGAGTTCGAAGATGTACGTGTAAGATATCGTATTTGTTC